AGAGGATTATAGTACAGATGTACTACTTCCTTTGGATTTACCAGAAGATTTACTCATGTTTGCGTTCAAACAAGCTCACGCAGAAAATATGACATTCAATGATTGGATGAATAAAATGTTACGTGAATTCATTGACAAAGTTGAAAAAGGCCAGTATACTAAAGAAGATGCAGACAATTGGTTGAAAGAAAACAATTTACCAAATTTTCCAGTAGACTATAAAGTAATAGACGACGATTCAATTGAGGAATAAATGAGAATCAAACTAGTCAGTGATCTCCACTTAGAGTTCAGTGACATTAACATTCAAAATGATCAGAACTACGATGTACTGATCCTCGGTGGTGACATTATGGTCGCTCAGGATCTCCACGACCATCCTGAGATGGACTATGGTATGTACTCCACAATCAACTTGGATAGTCTTGGCCGTAGACAGCGTAAGGCACAGGCCTACAGAGACTTTCTCAAACGTTGTAGTTTTCAGTTCCCACATGTAGTCTACATCATGGGTAATCACGAATTCTACCACGGCAAGTTTTATGCTAGTATTGATTACATGCGTGAGGAATGTGCCAAGTTCCCTAACATCTATATGTTGGAACAGGACACTAAAGTCATCGACGATGTAGTGTTTGTGGGTGGTACACTTTGGACCAACATGAACAAACGTGATCCTCTAACCATGCATGCCATTGAAGGTATGATGAACGACTTCCGTATCATTCGCAACGATTACAGAAGCTATGCTCCTATGAGTGCGTTAGATGTTGCTCACAGACACGATAAGACGCTACAATACTTCCGCCATGTGCTCAGTGAGAACAAAGACAAGAAGTGTGTAGTAGTTGGACATCATAGTCCTAGTTTCCAAAGTATGCATCCGATGTACGGTAATGACACATTGATGAATGGCGGTTACCACAGTGATTTGAGTGAGTTTATCTTGGATCATCCACAAGTTGTGTTATGGACACATGGTCATACCCATCATCCTTTTGATTACATAATTGGTAGTACAAGAGTAGTATGTAACCCACGCGGTTACGAAAATGACGGCTACAGTGAAGAAAGTGGCTGGAACCCTGATATTTTATTGGAGATATAAATGGCAGATGAAGCAGAAAGCATGAAGGTTAGCGATATGTTAAGAACTACTGGACTTAACACCCAGGAGTTTATGAATAGAATTGCCGACCATATTGAAAAATTAGAAGCGGAGAATCTCGAATTAAGAGAAAGACTTGCCAATGCAACTAACGGATAAAGAGTTAGCTCTATTTAAAAAATGGCTTAAGGGTATGCTTCGTACCAGTGAAGTTTACGTTACTTTTACCAAAAAGGACGGAACCGAACGTGTTATGAAGTGTACCACTAATCCAACCTATATTCTTTTTAAAGAACCAGATCTTACAGAAAATAAAAAGGAACGTAAGATTAACGAAGATGTTATGCCTGTATACGACTTAGAGTCTAAACATTGGAAAAGTTTTCGCTGGGACAGTATTAAACAAGTAAGTATTACACTTTGAAAGATTCAAAATGAAAATTGGTTTGAGTTATAGCCGCTGTGTTCGAGACATAGTTGATGGTGTTGTGGATATCGATGACGTACTAGTTGTTATTAGCCGTACAGATTTCGATCCGCGAGATGATAAACAATGGGCCAGCATTTGGGGCGGATACCATGATCCTTACGGATTGAGTAATCCAGAATGGGCGGCATATCCAGACGGCGATGAGGATCGTTTTCGTAGCGTCAGTATTGAATTACTAGAAACTGGTAAGCTACACCAACCTCGCCAATTTGGCGCACACCCAAGTCGTCGTCCAGAAATTTGGTTGGAAGCGGTTTTACCAAATAGTGAGCTAGCCAAAAATCCTGCCGCTAAAATGGCTTTTGAAAAGTTCCAAATGATAGCAGGACTTTCGAGTGTCGAATTGGATGACAAGTATCGTTAACTATGTTATACTAACAGTATTGTAAATTACTGAAAGTAAAACATGAAGTATCTAGCTATACTTTTTGCAGTTGTTCTAGCAGGTTGTGACTCTGGTTCCGCTAAAGAACTTAACGAAGTCGCAACTTTTGACGACCTAGTTCATTACAGAGTCGATTGCGCTCGAAAAAAAGAACAACAAGCACAGCTCTTGTCTATAATCAAAAATCGAAATCTAGATAGAGATCCTGAAACTATGAGCGATGCAGATCGAGCATGGAACATAAGACTCAAAACTACCTATTGGTGGTTTGAGCTTAACTGTGGAGCTCAAAATGAAAAATAAGATTTTACTTTTGAGTTTGTTATTTGCCAGTCAAATTGCATGGGCTGGATGCACTAGCCGTATGAGTACTGCAACAGAAGGTGATACGGTTGTCAGCACCAGTACAGTTGTTGTCTGTAGCGACGGGCAAGCCGAAATTCCTATCAAAAAATCTGTACACATTGGTGACCAAGTTTTTGAAAACGAATTGGAAAAGGTTACAGATGTCAAACCAGCTTACTTTACCTACAAGTATTCAAAATGCAGACTCTTTCGAGAACGAGTAATGATACGTAATCGTTTGGAAGTGTTGCATGGTGTTATTTGTAAGATTGATAAAGATTCCGAATTTTGGCAAGTTGTGGACAAATGGTAACTTGACAATGGAAAAGAAGTTTGCTATAATACTAACATGTTCAACAACATCACAGAGGCACATATTATGAAGGCATTTATCGCAGGCACTATCTTTGGACTAGTACTAGCTACTGTTGGTTTTTCCGGCATTGCACGTATTTTAGATCATGGAGTAGATACAGTTAAGACACAGAGTCAGGAGTTGGCAAAATGAAATCGGTAGTAATTGTTTTATCGCTGTTAGCCCTTACCGCTTGTTCAACCGTAGCAGGTGTTGGTAAGGATATTCAATCGTCCGCAGAATGGACAAAAGAAAAGATGGGTGGTTCAAAATGAAAAAGATTTTATTGCTAGTTCCTATAGTTGCTATGCTAGCGGCTTGTGGTACAACTGATGTATATCAAAAGAGAGCTGAGAACGAACGTAAGTATGAAGAATCAGCCAAAGATAAAATGATTGATGCTATGCCAGATTGGTACACTAATGTTCCAGTCAGCTCTAGTGCAATCTACTCAGCAGGTATGGGTCAAGCTGACACACCTGAAATGGCTATTACTGCGGCACAAACTGCGGCCAAGGCCAAAATCTGTTACAGTGCAGATGGCGAAGTTACCAGTCAGACTAAGGACTTTGCAACAGGTTCAAGTAAGACTAGTCGTATTGAACGTGTAACTCGCACTAACTGTAATAACGTTTCAATTGCAGGCATTGAATACGCAGGCGACAAAGTTGGTAAAAATCCAAAGATTGTTCGCACTGGCAACACATTCACTGCCTATGTATTGATGGCGTTACCTACCGGTGATGCTAATGTACAACGCAAGTACATTGACAACCGTAAGCGTGAAGCACAAGAAGCACAACGCTCTAAAGAAGCTTTTGATGAGCTTCCAGCAGTTAAATCTAACTAAGGACTTATATGTTTAAAGAAATCTCAGCTATCGTAGTAGGTTGGATTGCGTTCGTTATAGTATGTATGTTTGGTAGCTATTTTGCCTACAGCTATTTTGCTCCCAAGTATCGTGCTGTTGACAATGAAGTATTCAAACAAAGTGAACAGTACAATGATGGTATGATCCGTGACTTAGAAAATCTCCAAATGGATTATATCAATGCGGACAAAGATCATAAAGATGCTCTCCGTGCTATAGTGTTACACCGTTTTAGTGTATACCCTGAGGATAAAATGCCTCCCAACCTTCGTAACTTTTATAACGATTTGAAAGCAGGAAAATAAAATGAACAAGTTTCTTTTGGTATTGCCCTTTGTGGCCGCTCTTACAGCATGTGGACCACAAACAGAAAGCTCAACTCAGATCGAGCGCCGTAAACAAGAAGAGCTGAGCCTACAGGCCGTACAGTCAGTTGGTATGCCAGCAATCACTAACTTTGCTGAAAAGCGTATGTTCAAAGATATTCTCGAATTGCGTGATCGTAGTGTACCTACTACAACCTATTTGGTTGGCATGAATAACCAATTGACCAAGTTGTGTGACTCAGTTGGCTACGGTTTGCCTTATGCTACACAGTATACCAACCCAATGCGAGTTGGTGGTGATGGTACTCATGGTTATGTGACATTGCCGCAAGCTGATCCAAATGGATTGTACAGCCCAGCATCGGCTGAAGGTACTTGGATTTTGTGCGTGGATCACAAAGACGGAAAGGCTAAACCGATTTACGTTGAGCCTCGTGTTATTGTAAGTCCAATCGCATTACAGTAATATGAAACTGTTTGCTCGCTCCGGAGGACACTGGCTCTTCTGGAGCGGTGTTCTTTATCTTAGTATAACCGTATTAGTTGCTCTTAGCCCTTATAGAGACTATACTATGCTTGTAGAGTTGGTATGGCTTGTTATGGTGGCTTTACCCTTAATGTGTAATCCGCTGGCTCGCTGGCTTAATATGAAAGAGAATCATATGTTTGATATGTTTAAAAAGAAACCCAGTAATGTAGTTCCATTTCCTAAAGAGCCTGAACACGGTGGAGGTGATGGTGGCGGTTATATTCCTGAACCTAAAAAGCCTACTGTGACCTATTACACGTTAGGAATGAACAGTGATAATAGGTTAGAGTTCAAAATGGGATATAGTGCCATTACTATGAACCATGGCGGTGTTACTAATTTGATTGAGCAACTAGAAACATTTAAAAAGCAACTTGCCCAATATGAAGGCATTAACGAGGAAACAGATAATGCTTGAATGGTACCAGCGTAATCAATACGCAATTTCGTTTTTTATCGCAGGGTGGTGTGCGCTGGCGGCAATTGACTGTTACACCAAGGGCGATGAGTTGTGGGCATTAGTCAATGCCATCCTAGTCTATGTAAACATAAAATTAGCAAAATGATTAAACAATTTATTAACATCGTAGAAGCAATGGAAGGTATCAATGATGCTTGGTTCAATCACGGTGGTTTTGAAACTTATAAAAAACCTGCCAAAGAGAAATATGAAATTGCACACAGTGATGGCCAGATACAGACCCTAGAAGGTCCTGTGAATTATAAGAAAGGCTATTATATTCTCACAGGCCCTAAAGGTGAGCAATATCCTATCCCCCCACATAAGTTTCATGAACTCAAAGACGACCATGGGCATGGTGTTTGTACTCCTAAAAAGATTATGAAAACTGCTAAACTTGCTGATCATGCCGGAAGCGTTGACACTAGTTGGGGTGAGAAGTTACAATACAATCCAGGCGAAGATTATATTGTACGACATGGTCCTGGAGACTTTGGAGTAGTTAAGAAAGATATTTTTGCTCAAACTTACGATATGTCAAATGCAGTATAACGAAATTGAACTTATGGAAATGGCGCAGGACTATGAAGCCATGGAGCGTCAATCACTACAGGACGCAGAAGAATTACGACAACTTCGTGAAGGCGAACGTATTATTGTGCCCGTGGACGTCGAACATGCACGTACTATGTTTAAATTGGCTAGTTTTTATCTTAGTCAACACGACAAAGAATTTAATTTAACAATGGAGATGTAATGCCTAATTTAGTACCAATGGTAATTGAAAGTGAGCCTAAGGGCGAAAGAGCTTATGACATTTATAGTCGCTTGCTCAAGGACCGTGTTGTAATGCTAGACACGGATGTTAACGAGCATACATCGAGCTTGCTGGTCGCTCAGTTGCTCTTTTTGGAGAGTCAAGGTAATGAAGACATTAACTTGTTTATTAATAGCCCTGGGGGGTCCGTTACTGCTGGCCTTGCTATTTACGATACCATGCAATTTATTAGACCCGATGTCGCCACCTACGTCATGGGGCAGGCTTGCTCAATGGGCAGTTTCCTCGCCCAAGCAGGTGCACCAGGTAAACGATTCGTGCTTCCGGAATCCCGCACAATGATTCATCGTGTAAGTTCAGGTACTCCGGGCACACGTGGTAGCGTTCATGTACAGGAACTAGAGTTTGAAGATGCAAAACGTAGTTTTGAAGAATCCAAGCGTATTAATCAACGTTTAACTGAACTGTATGTCAAGCATAATACCGCTGGAAAGACATATGATCAGCTGTACGAATCTATGAAATTTGATACATTTCTAAGTGCGGCAGAAGCTGTAGAATACGGACTAGCTGATAAAGTGATTGAAAAACGCCCGTAAGGAGAAATAACGATGCCAGCAGGACTAAACGAACGATGTGGGTGGTGTGCTTATCATGTACCACAAGGAGCGCATATTTGCGGTGCCTGTGGTGCTATTCGTATAGAAACTGAAGAAGAAACACCATTATCTCATCAGATTCTAAATGCTGTATCTGGAGGAATAATTGGTGCATTTATCGGATTCATCATAATGCTTTTTATACATGAGCCAAAAATCGTACTATTTAGTGCATTTTTATTTGCTTATCTTAACGTAGTTATTAATAAAACAATGCCTAATGTCCAGTGGTTTAGGCAATAAAGTGCGCATATAACTGATAAGCCCAGTACACGATAAATAGTAATAACCAGGAGTGTGCTGTGGCCTATTTTAACTGGTCCCAAATGGACCGTGCTACGCTGTATTCATACTTTTACTCTTTGAATAAGAGTATAGTGGGCAAGTCATTGACTCCTACTCAAATCACTAAAATCATCAGTACTACTATAAAATCGGTACTTCCAATCAAAGTAGTCAAACACATCGGTATCGATAACAAACGTGGTTATGTCTATATGGGCGGTATGTACTACAGTGACTACGATAGCGCCAGTAGAAAAGCGATAGAATTGAATCTGCATTTCCATGAAGATGATACAAGAATTTCTATTACCCAATATCGTTTCAAAAGAATGGCTGTTCGTTTCGCTGACATTATGCTACATGAAATGATACACATGCGCCAATTTCGTGCTAGAAATTTTAAGAGTTTGCCTGGTTATCAAAGCACGGTAGAAAATTCTAAAATTAGACAAGAGCAAACTTATCTAGGAGACAGGGATGAAATGGGTGCATTTGCCTTTAACATTGCCTGCGAAATGATAGATAAATTTGGTTATGATATAATTGCTATTGGGAATTTTTTGAATACTAATTCAACTAAATATAAAAATAGTTGGTGGTATAGCTATGTCAAGGCTTTCCATTTTGACCACAGACATCCAATCATACGCAGAATGAAAAATTTGATTATGCGCCAATTGGATAATGCCTATTTAGGCAAACCATTTAAGACTTCAAACCATTTGACTTATTGATAATTACTCTGTATAATATAAACTTATACAGTTAATTATTGGAGTTAGAATGAGCGATCCATGCTACAGCGTTATAAGTTCTTTAGAAGATCACCCTAGCCGATTAAACAAAGAAGCTATCATTTTGGCGCAGGCTGAAATGGGTAATAAAGAATTCTTTGAAGGATGTCGTCTAGCTCTTGATCCAATGATTACTTTTGGACTTAAACAAATACCGGAGAAGACAGATGAAAATGGGCCTGGCCTACCTTGGGACAGTTTTACTCTCGCTCTTACTGGTTTCATTACTCGCAATGTCACCGGTAATACAGCAAGGACTATGATTGAAACTATGATGAAATCAGCTACCAAGAAAGAATGGAATGGCTGGTATCGTCGTATCCTTATTAAAGACTTACGCTGTGGTGTAAGCGAAAAAACAATCAACAAAGTAGTGGAGAAGAAATATGCTGACTACAGCATTCCTGTTTTCGGTTGTCAACTTGCTCACGATAGTGCAAATCATGAGTCTAAGGTTGGAGGACAAAAACTTATCGAAGTTAAACTTGATGGGGTTAGGGTTATCACTATTGTTCGCAGTGACGGCCGTGTCGATATGTTTAGTCGCAATGGTAAAGAGCTTTTAAACTTTCCGCATATTGCAGAACAGATTAGTTCAGTAATCAAACAAAAAGGCTCCAGCAAAAGCATGGACGTTGTACTAGATGGCGAAATTATGTCGTCTAGTTTTCAAGATTTGATGAAGCAGGTACACCGCAAGGACAATGTAGAAGCAGGCGATGCCATACTTAATTTGTTCGATGTACTGCCTTTAGAAGATTTTGAAAAAGGTTTTTACGATAAAGATCAAAAGACTCGTAGCAGTATGATCAAATTTTGGGTTGAACAAAATCAACACTTAATTCCTAGCGTGACTTATGTTGCAAATGAATTAGTTGATTTAGATACAGAAGAAGGACAACAGCGTTTTAAAGAAATTAATCAAAAGGCCATCGATGGTGGCTACGAAGGTATTATGATTAAGGATCCTAAGGCTCCTTATGAATGTAAGCGTAGTGTTGCATGGTTGAAGTTGAAGCCATTCATTGAAGTTAGTCTAGCAGTAGTAGCAGTAGAAGAAGGTACAGGTAAAAATGTAGGTAAACTTGGTGCGCTAGTATGCGAAGGAGAAGATGATGGAAGACAAATCAGAGTCAACGTTGGCAGTGGCTTCACTGATAGTGATCGTGACAGTTTTTGGAATAGCCGTAGTAGTCTTATCGGAAATATTGTTGAAGTTCGCGCAGATGCAGTAACACAGAATCAAGACGGCACGTATAGTTTACGTTTTCCAAGATTCAAAGGATTCCGAGGATTTGTTCCTGGAGAGAAGATTTAAGTGAAAGACTTATTGCGAACTGTTACAATATGTGCTATAATTAGTGCTAGTATAGCCTATTGGATGGGAGATGACGATATGAACACCGCTATGTTTTGTGCATACGGCAGAGTGTTTGTAACATTTCGTCAACATCACACAACATGGGGTACACTATTGTTAGATGAGAATGGTGCTCCTATGCCGTGCGATGAAGCGGATATAAAGAAAGATGCAAAACATAAAGGAACTATTATATGAACCCGTTTCGTGATCAAGAAAAATTTATGAAGGCTTGTGATCAAACTACAGACAGTTGGAACGTTGAACAGTTTAATCTGTATGTCAATTTAATTAAAGAAGAATTTGACGAACTAAAAGTTGCTATCAATGACGCTAACAGTACAGAAGTAGTCGATGCTTTAACAGACATTTTGGTCGTTACCATTGGTGCCGCACACAGCATGGGTTGTGACATTGAAGGCGCATGGAAAGAAGTTATGAAAACTAACTTTGCTAAGATTGGCGATGATGGCAAAGTCCGTAAACGTGAAGACGGCAAAGTATTAAAACCGATTGGGTGGGTACCACCTGATTTAGAACCATTTGTAAAGAAAAATGTATAAACTAAGATATTGGATCCACAACAAATTAACATCAAAAACATTCGAAACATTGTCAGAAGCATTGAACTATTCAGTGTACAACATTCCGTTTCAAAGTTTTCATACACTAGATAAGGTAGAACAATGAGAAGTAATTATTGGTCATGCTCAAAATTTGCCGACTGGCTTCGTGGCACTCCTAAGTTGGGTTGTGGCACTAGTGAAGAATGGAACGATTGGTACAAGACTGCCGGTGCCGCACATCCGATCCGTTATTGGATAGCCGAAGAAGCATTAGATGCTATTCAAAATTTTGTAAACTATCCTATGGACAAATTAAATGACGTCAGATACTACATCAACAATCGTTGGGTTAGTAAGAGTCACGCTCTTACTGCCCACCCTCGTGATATCCGCCCTGGCCGTTGGAGTGACGTTGGTAATCGGTTTCTCCCTTGTCTTTTT